CTGACCGATCTCGAGACCGGGCGCGACCGCGGCCTCTGGTTCGACTGCCGCGCAGCCAGCCGGGTGCTGAACTTCGCCGAGCTGATCCAGCACACGACCGGGCCGCTCGCCGGCCGCCCGCTCACGCTCAGGCCCTGGCAGGCCTTCCGCCACGGCTCGGTCTTCGGCTGGAAGAAGGAGGGCGGCCTCCGCCGCTTCCGCACCACCTACCATCAGGTGGCCAAGAAGAACGGCAAGACCACCGACACGGCGGTGCCGGCGCTCTTCACCGCGCTCTTCGACCGCGAGGCGGCGCCGCAGGGCTATTGCGCCGCCACCACGCGCGACCAGGCCGGGCTCCTCTTCCGGGAGCTGAAGCGCATGATCCGCGCCTCGCCGCATCTCTCGGCCCTGATGCAGGTCTGGCGCACCTCCATCGAGGTGCCCGCGACCGAGGGGCTGATCGCCTGCCTCTCGCGCGACGGCAACAGCTCGGACGGGATCAACCCGCACTTCGCCGCCCGCGACGAGGTCCACCGCTGGACCGACCGGGAGCTGGCCGAGGTGCTGACGAACTCGATGATCGCCCGGGCCCAGCCGATCGACTGGGCGATCACCACCGCCGGCGCCGACCGCGCGAGCCTCTGCGGCGAGATGCGCGACTATGCCGAGGAGGTGGTGAGGGGCACGGTCAGCGACGACAGCTTCTTCGCCTATGTGGCGGAACCCCCGCAGGATTGCGACGTGGGGGATCCCCGGTTCTGGAAGATGGCGAACCCGAACCTCGGCGTCGCCTTCTCCGAGGAGCGGTTCGGCGAGATGTACCGCGAGGCCACGGTGATCTCGGGCAAGATGCCGAACTTCCGCCGGCTGCACATGAACCTCTGGACGGAAGGCGCCCAGACCTGGATCGCGCGCGACGTCTGGGACCGGGGCGCCGAGCCCTTCGACCCTCGGTCGCTCTACGGCCTGCCGGCCTGGGTGGGGCTGGACCTCTCGAAGACCACCGACCTCACCGCGATCTCGGTCGCGGTGCCGAAGGACGGGCAGATCTATCTCCTGGCCTATTCCTTCCTGCCCGAGGGGCCGAAGGGCTTCATCGCCCGCGCCCAGAAGGAGAAGCGCGAATATGTCGCCTGGCGCGATGCGGGCTGGCTCGAGGTCCATTCGGGCGGCGTGATCGACGAGGATCAGGTGATCGAGCGGCTCGAGACAATCCGGGCCCGGTTCGACCTGAGGGAGCTCGCCTACGACCGCTGGGGCATGAAATACATGGCGAAGGAGCTCCTGAAGCGCCGCTTCCCGCTGGTCGAGCACGGGCAGGGCTACGGCTCGATGTCCTCACCGATGAAGCGCTTCGAGGAGGCCGTCGCGCGCGGCCGGATCCGGCACGCGGGCAATCCGGTGCTGGCCTGGGCGGTGGGCAACGTGCACCGCGACGAGGATGCGGCCGAGAACATCAAGCCGAACAAGGCCCGCTCGAAGGGCCGGATTGACCCGGCGGTGGCCGCGATCATGGCCCTGGGCCGCGCCGAAGCCGCCGAAGGCCGCCGCCGCGCGCGGGAGGTGGAGACGGCATGAGCGGAGGCTTCTCCGGCATTGCTCTGCCCCGGGGCCGGCAGCGCGGAACGAAGCCGTCACTGGGTGCCACTGCACCTGACCGCCGCAAACTCCGCCAGCCCCTCATCGCAGCCGTCGGTGAAGCTCGCCACAGTGCGAGGATTCGACTGGTCGGGAAAGTGATAGATGGCGTTTACGCTGAACGGCCCTCCGCCGGAATGCCCAATGGCCCTTCCGGCCAGCCCCATCCTGCCGCTCATGAGGCCCAAGCCATACCCGCACTCTGTCCAGGGGCGTCCGTCAATCGCGCCGCCCACGGGAACGCAGGTCAGCATCTGCTGGAGCGACGTTGTTCTCAGGATCTTCCCGGCAAACAACGCGTGCAGCAACAGCGCGGCATCTCTGGGGGTCCCGATCAAGCACCCGTGGTAGACCCACCCCGGATGATACCTTTGTGCGGCGCCCCAATGCACACGCGAGAACTGCCTTCGGTCAATGGCGAGCTCCAGGCTTTGAAGCCCAAGCGGGACGCTGATCATGTCCTTGACCAGGTCGCCAAGAGACTGGCCCGCAGTTTCTTCCACCAGCTCGCGCGCCAGCATGTAGCCGACATTCGAGTAGGCCCAGCCGAAGCCTGGCGCGAATCGCATTCCCTGCGCCATGGCTAGCTGTAAAAGATTATCGCGTGACCAAGGCTCCTCATCGTTTGCAACAGCGCGATGATAGGCGGGAAGCGTGCCATAGTCCGGTAGGCCAGCTGTGTGGTTCAGAAGCTGGCGCAGGGTAAAGGGTCTTTCCCGCAGGGGCTGATCCAGATTGATCTTGCCGCTTTCTGCCACCCTCAAGGCAATGATCGCGATGACCGTTTTGGTGAAGCTCCAGTAGGGAAAAAGCAGGGCCCCACCGCTGTCTGCCACCTCAGCGCTCGGAGCAGGAAGGATGCAGGAAAAGATGCGTCTGCGCGGCGTCATCCTTTCAGCATAATGTCCTGCCGACCGGCAGCAATGGGCTTGGAGCGGATCCCGTTTCGAGCCCCAGCAGCTCTCACCAGCATCACGAAAGCGAACAGCAGGCGCTCCCCGCGGGAACGTCTGGCGGAAGGAAGGACCGGCATGAGCAGATGGCCCCGATTTGGCGCTTCGCGAATGGCGGGCGCCTCCGTCCGCACCGAGCCACCCGTGACCGCCCCGCAGGCCGCGGCCGAGGTGAGCGGGACGGCGGCGCCGAAGCCCTGGCTGCAGGAGGTCGGCTGGAGCTCGGGCGGCGCGAGCCGGATCCGCACCCTGCCCCGCGTCTCGGCCGAGATCGCGCAGCGCCATGCCACGGTCTACGCCTGCTGCGCCGTCATCGCGGGCGATCTCGCCAAGGTGCCGCTGAAGCTCTTCCAGCGCAGCGGCGACGGCCGCGAGATCCGGGTGCGCGACCATGCCGCGCCCTATCTTCTGAATGTGGAAGCCGCGCCGGGTGTGGCGGCCTCGGTGGTACGCTTCGCGCTAGGCTATGCCTTCACCCTCCGCGGCAATGCCTTCGCCTGGGCACCGCGCGACGGGGCGGGCGAGCTCGAGCTGATCGATCTCGTGCGCCAGCAGGGCTGCAGCGTGCTCCGCGCCGGCCGGGATCGGTTCTACGACTTCGAGGACGGCGCAGGCCTCCGCCGCCGCGCCCCGGCCCGCGCGATGATCCATCTGCGCTACATGGCTGAGGACGGCTGGACCGGCCGCAGCCCGCTCGAAGTCGCGGCCGAGAGCGTGGGCCTTGCGCTGGCGGGACAGGAGTCGGCGGCCCGCGCGGCCTCGGGCGTCACCGCCCGCGCCGTGATCCGGCTCCGCGACGATTACGAGGATGACGAGGCCCGCGTCCGGAGCGCCCGCCGGGTGGCCGCGGCCCTCCGCGCGCCGGAGGTCGAGGGCTTCCCGATCCTCGGCGAGGGCGAGGATGTGAAGACGCTCGACATGAAGGCCGCCGACCAGGAGCTCCTCGGCAGCCGCAAGTTCGACCGCGAGCAGATCGCGGCGATCTACCGGGTGCCGCCGGCGAAGCTCCAGATGATGGAGTACGGCGTGAAGGCCAATGGCGAGCAGCAGGCCATCGATTACCTGACCGACTGCCTCCTGCATTGGGCGAAGCAGGTCGAGGACCAGCTCGCGCTCGGGGTGCTGACCGAGGCCGAGCGCCGGGCGGGCCTCTTCTTCCGGCACGACTTCGGGGCCCTGCTCCGGCCCACGACAAAGGAAAGATTCGAGGCGCTCGCCAAGGCGGTGGGTGGCCCGATCCTGACCCCGAACGAGGCCCGGCGCATCGACGGCTACGATCCCATAGAGGGCGGCGACCGGCTGAACCCGGCCCCGAACATGACCCGCAGCGAGGAGACAAACCCATGACCCGCACGCTCGCCAGCCTCTTCGGCCCCCTGCAGCCCATGGCGCTGGCCGAGGATCTGGCCGCCCCCCTCCTCGCGCTGCCGATCCCGGAGAGCGCGGGCGGTCCCGCCGCGGCCGCCTGCGCTCCCGCAGCAGGCCCGACCGTTCCCGACCGCTTCACCGTCTCGCGCGGCCTCGCCGTGGTGCCGGTGCGCGGGATCCTGACCCCGAACATGGCGCAGTACGAGCGCTGGTTCGGCTGGGCGACCTATCATGGCCTCGCCGAGACCCTCGCCCACCTCGCCGCCAGCGAGGATGCCGCCGCCATCGTGCTGGAGATCGACAGCCCCGGCGGCCTCGTCTGCGGGATCGAGGCCGCGGCCGAGGCCATCGCGGCGGCAGCGGCCGTGAGGCCGGTCCATGCCCTCGTCTCGCCGCTCGCGGCTTCCGCCGCCTATTGGCTCGCCTCCCAGGCCTCCGAGATCGTGATGACACCGGGCGCCGTCGCGGGCTCCATCGGCGTGGCGCTGACCGCCGCGGCCCATGTCCAGCCCGGCGTCAACGGCGCGCAGATCTTCGAGATGAGCTCACGTCACGCCCGCGCCAAACGCCCCGACGCCTCGACCGAAGCCGGCCGCGCCGAGCTCCAGCGCAGCCTCGACGAGGCCGAGGCCGCCTTCCACGCCGCGGTCTCCGCCGGCCGAGCCATCCCCGCGGCCGAGCTCGCCACCCGCCTCAGCGTGACCGACGATCCGCAGGACGGCGGCGCCACCTTCCGCGCCCCCGAGGCTATCCGCCGCGGCCTCGCCGACCGCACCGAGACCCGCGCCGCCTTCTACGCCCGCCTCACCGCCCGCACCGCGCCGAAGCCCCGCAGCCCCAGCCGAGCCTTCGCCGCCCGCGCCGCAGCAGCGGCAGCGGTCGCGCGGAGCTGAACGGCAGACAGAACCGCGTGGCCCAAATTCCGGGATTGCCATGTGAGCGTGGCGGCATCGTTCAACAACCGGCCTTCAACCACTTTCTGATGCGCCCTCGCGCATTAGCATAGGGTGCAGCGGTGTTGAACTGGATCATCCGCCCCTTGGTCCATTTGCCGTACCAGGCCCCGCCGTAAAGCTCGGCATCGGTTCGGGACGCAACGGTCTCGACCAATCGGACATTCACCGCCTGGAGGCGGCTGAGCAGATCTTGCCACTCGAGATGCCGATAATCCGCATAGAACTTCTGGGCCAGCAAGCCGAGCTCGTTCCATTTGAAGCCGCTTTCGGGAAACTCCACCGTCTCGCCACGGTCATCCCGATCCAGCCACTTCATGACGAGTTCGTTCCAGCCCAGCAGATAGGCTACCAGATCGGCGGGGCTCATCCATGTTCCGGCGGCATGTCCCTCCAGCGAAGCCACGCGGCTGCGTTCCGCCGGCACTCGGCCAAGCTCGAGCATCAGCTTCTCGAATGTCACTGAAATGGCGTCCAGAAGTTCTGCTTTGGACACAGGCACGCTCATGATCGATTCCTTGCTGCTCGTGTCCAAAGGTTATGCTGCAAACGGGTCGCAGCCGAAGAAGGCATGGCGTCTCGGGCCGGCCGTCACCCGAGCCCCGTCACCGTTCACACCACTTGCCGGAAACGGGCGGCACCTTGCGCCACCTCTGAACTGAGCCAATCCAGCCGGAGCAGACCGGCCGCGGCGTTGCCCCTCCCCTTTACCCCTTCCCCATCCCCCGCCCGTGGCGGGGCCGTTCGGCTGCGCGGATGCAGCCCTGCCAAGAGAGGATCCCATGGCACGACAGAATCTCGACGACCTGCGCCGCGCCCGGAAGGCCGCGGCCGACACGATGGCCGCGGTGGCCGCCCGCATCGGCGCGCTCGAGGCGGCCGAGACGCCCGATGCCACCGCGCTCGAGACAGAGACCGCGGCCTTTGCCGCCGCCGAGGCCGCCTTTGCCAAAGCCGATGCCGCGGTGACGCGCGCAGCGGCCGTCGAGGCTGCGCAGGCGGCTGCGGCGCAGGGCGATGGCGCGGGCGCCGGGAGCGGGACGGGGGCCGACGCCGTGCCGGCCGTGGCCGCCGATCCGGCGCATCGCGGGGTGGCTGCGGGCTTCATGGTCCAGGCGCTCGCCCGCACCAAGGGCGACCGCGACAAGGCCGCCCGCCTCCTCGAAGCCGAGGGCCATGGCGCGATCTCGGCGGCGCTCTCGGGGGCCAGCGAAGGCGCGGGCGGTGTGACCATCCCGCGCCCCCAGGCGGCCGAGCTGATCGAGATGCTGCGCGCCCGCGTCGTCGTGCGCGCCTCGGGCGCCCGCACCCTGCCGATGCCCGCGGGCGAGATGCGGCACGCCAAGCAGGTGGGCTCGGCCGTCGCCGCCTATGCCGCCGAGAATGCCGCCATCGCCCCGAGCCAGCCCAGCTTCGACAAGATCGACCAGAGCTTCAAGAAACTGGTCGGCATGGTGCCCATCGGCAACTCGCTCCTGCGCCACTCGGGCGTGGCGATGGCCCAGCTCGTGCGCGACGATCTGCTGAAGGTGATGGCGCTCCGCGAGGATCTGGCGTTCCTGCGCGGCGACGGCAGCGCCGACACGCCGAAGGGGCTCCGGCACTGGATGCTGCCCGCGAACTGGTCCGCCGCGCCGGTCGCGGCCACGCCGGCCGCGGCCGAGGCCGCGATCCGGCGCGCGGTCTCGCTCGTCGAGGATGCCGATGTGGGCATGGTCTCGCCCGGCTGGATCATGCGGGCCTCGACGAAGAACTGGCTCGCGAGCCTGAAGGACGCGAACGGCAACCCGCTCTTCCCCTCCATCGGCGCCTCGGCCCAGCTCATGGGCTTCCCGATCCGCACGAGCTCGCAGATCCCCGACAACCTCGGCGCAGGCGGCGACGAGACCGAGATCTATTTCGGTGACTTCGACGAGGCGATGATCGGCGACAGCATGGCGTTGGTGGTGGGCTCCTCGACCGACGCCTCCTTCGTCGACGGCAACGGGGCGACCGTCTCGGCCTTCCAGAACGACCTGACCCTCATGCGCGCGATCTCCGAGCACGACTTCGCGCCCGCGCATGACGAGGCCTTCGCCGGCTTCAACGCCTCCGGCTGGACGCTCTGACGCTCGGCCGGCCTCGCCTCCGCCTCACCTCCTCCGCCTCCCCCTCGGCCCCGGCGCTCCCCGGGGCCGAACCACATTCATCTCCCGGAGAGACCCATGAAGACCATCGTCACCTTCATCCGCCCCTGGAACCGCTACAACCGCGGCGAGATCGCGGGCTTCGACCCCGCGACGGCCGCGGCCCTGATCGGCATCCACGCGGTGCCGTACCGGCCGGCCGAGGCGGCGTCCCCCGCGATCCCGGCCGCTGCCCCTGCCCCTGCTCCCGCGGCACCGGAGCCGGCCCCGAGCTTCGAGGCCGCCATGACGGCGCTCGAGACCCCGGCCGAGACAGCGCCGAAGTCCGCCGCAACCGGCACGGCCGACCTGCCGGTGCAGGGCCGGCGGAAGTGAGCCCATGCGCGTGATCGAGCCCCCGGCGCTCGCGGTCCCGGTCGAGGCCTTCAAGCGGGCGGTCCATCTCGACGGGCCCGACGACGATCTCCTGATCGCCGAGCTTCTCGCCGCCGCCACCGAGGTGGTCGAGACCGCCTCCCGCCGAGCCCTCATGCCCCGGCTCGTGGCCTTCGAGACCCCGGCCGGGCGCTGGTCGCGCTGGTATCTGCCCATCGCGCCGGTGATCGAGCTCGTGGAGATCTCCGATCCCGCCGCCCGCCTCGTCCGCGGCTTCACCGAACCCGCGCTCGAGCGCCCCGCGGCGGAGGGCGCGGTCAGCCTCACCGCGCTCTGCGGCCACGAGGATCCGGCCCGGATCCCGCGCGGCCTCTGTCAGGCGGTAATCCTGCTCGCGAAGGAATGGCACGATGCCGGGATCGGCCCGGCCGAGAGCGCGCCGCCGCTCTCCTTCGGCATCCAGCGGCTGATCCGTCAGGCCCGCTACGCCCGGCCGATGGTGTCGGAATGAGAGCCCCGCGCTTCGACCGCCGGGTGCAGATCCAGCGCGCCACGCCCGCCGACGACGGC